TCACATTGCACTTATTATTTGTGTTGCTTTTGCATCTTCTTCTTTGTATGTTTCTTCAAGTAAATGTGAATAAAATTCAGTAGTAACTGATATATTTTTGTGTCCTAGTCTTTTCGAAATGTAATATATAGAAATGCCTTTGGCTAGTAAATATGAACAGTGAGTATGACGTAAAGCATGTGAAGTGATTTCTTTGATACCTAGATTGTTACAATATTTTTTTAAACGTTTGTTAACTGCATTGTTTGTTAGTTCACCAAAGATAGTACCGTCAATTGTTCTCGGTAATTGGTCAATAGATTTAATGATATAATTCATATCTTTTGGACTAATGGACACATAACGTGGAGATGAATCAGTTTTATGTTCATCAATATATATTTCGCTTTTAATTTGATTGATATATTCACGCTTTAGATTTAACGCGCCACTTATACGACAACCAGTACAAATCATGATGAATAGTACGAGTGATGATGCGTTGTCTTTAGTCATCAAATGCTGTTTTAACACTTCATAATCTTTTAGATTGATATACTTACTATCTTCACTTTTATTAGGGTTATTAGCCCTATAATTAACCTTAAAGGTAGGGTTCTTTGCAATAAGCCCTTCGTATACTGCATCGTCTAATGATGTTCTTATATAGCCATTTAATTTTCTTATAGACTCTTTAGAATGATTTTTTGAAAATTCATTAATAAAATCTTGATAGTGATACCTGGATAAATCTTTCAACTTTTTCTTGCCAATAGGGTGGTTATTGATATGTTCTATAGCAGCAGCGTAAGATTTATATGTTTTGGGTGTTACAGTCGATTTCTTAAACGTTTCACACCACGTTTTAAAATAGTCATACAGCTTTAAATTAGGTTCATAATCAATGCCTTGCTTTAACTCATTTAACTTATCTAATCCAGCAGAATTAGCTTCTCTTTTTGTTCGAAAACCTTTTTGTCTATACCGTTTGCCTTCATACTTAAATTCGTATTGCCATTTTTTACCGTCATAACATCGTGTTTGCATGTTATCCCTCCTCAAAAAAGGTAAAAAATAATAAGGGTAGGCGGACTACCCTAAAAATATAAAAAAAGAGTATGTTAAAATGTACTCTTTTTAATAGAGAGTTAGAATCAACTAAATTCATTTATTTGCATTATATTTATTAGAATTGTTACCAAAACTATTAAAATAATAAAATATAAAATTATATAGATTAATATAATTTTAATAGTTAACTTCTTTTCTTGAATTTTCACAATTACATAAAGTGAATGTAGGAAAGTGATGGTAATTATGAAAATAATGCCGAAAAGAAAATAAAACATAATTTTAAAAGTCCTTTCTAGCAATCAAAATAAGATTTAAGGATTAGTGTTTAGTTGTTTTATCCTCTATTTTATTATTATCTTTAAGTACATTGTCTGCATGACGGTCGCAAGCAGATAATGATAAAGTTGCCATCATAATAACTGCTATAATAAATTTAAATTTCACAATAAACACCACCATATCATAAAATTAGATATCCTAGAAATGAGATTATACTTACAGCTAAAAAAGCCAATGAAATTGTTCTACATGTGTGTTTATAAGTTATCCCTTCAGTTTGTGATAAAAAGAAACTGAAAATAAATAAAAAAATGCTAATTAAAAATAAACCGATAATCACATAGATCAATGTATTCATCCCCTTAGATTAAGTTTATTTCATCTTGATCATATGCAGTAACTAAATGCGAATTATATAATTATAAAAAAATAAAATTATATAGTATTATCACGATAATAGAGATAAAAACTATGGTTAATATCGTCCACATGGTATAAGCTCTTTTGTAAATTTGTTCGTTCGCTTTTATAAGTTTATAAATATTGATGATTAACAAAATAATATTTACAATTAGTAAAATTAATAGGCATTCAATAACTAATGTCATCATCTACGACTCCTTTGGACTTACTGTCTTTTTTCATCAATTTCTCTGGCGTATTTTTGTAATTTTCTGCGTGTTTTTATAATACTTTCCTTTTTAGGACGTGACTTCCTAAAAACATTACCTCTGTTAGTTCTCACAGTATAAAAAATTTTCCTCAGTTTAACTTGATAATTAATTATTTTCATTCTACATTTCTCCTTTAAATATTTATATTAAAGCGTCACTAGGTCGCTTATTAAAATAGTTTTTGACTTGCTACAACTCTACCAATTACTTTTACTTCGTCATCTTTTCCGTAAACTTGCGGATAGTGACTAGAATTATTTGATTCTGGAATTAATATAATTTGGTCACCGTTGTATCTAATACGTTTAACGGTGGCATTGTAGCCATTGACCATAACGACACCTAATTGACCATTTTCGACAACAGAATCTTTTTCTACTACGACTATATCGCCATCTTGGAAAATCTTATCCATGCTATCGCCAGATACTTTCAAACCAAATTCTTCTTTATCAGAATTAAGTTTATTAGTAGCAAAGTATATGTAATCAATTAAATTTTCTTCACTATAGATAGGTAAACCAGCAGATATTTTTGAAACGACTGGAATCTTTTTGACTGGTAGAGTTTCGAGTTGAGGTTGTGGTTCTTTTTGAAATAAGTCTGTCGGAGTCACACCGAGAGCCTCGCAATAATTCATGATGTCTATTTCGTCAATACCACGAGTTCCATTTTCATGAGATGAAATAGTATTTTGTTTGTAACCAGTCAATTTGCTTAAATCAGTTTGAGTTAATTTTTTCTGTTTTCTAAGTTCTTTTATTCTTTTTCCTATTACATTTTTACTCATTTGGTATCACTCCTTGAGATAAATATAACACATCTATAATAAGGAAACAATAAAAATATTACAAATTGTGATAAAAAAAGTTTGAAATGTATCACAATACGTGATATAGTTTATATACAGTCATCGGAGGTGATAATAAATGACAGCAACAGATAAAAAGAAAATGCTTAAAGAAAAATATTTAAAACCTAAAACCAAATTGCGTAAATTACGACTATCTGAAGAATTTACCACTGATTACGTAGCAAGTTTAATCGGTTTGCAGCGTAGACAATACGAACAAAAAGAGCAAGGTAAATATCCATTCAACGATTATGAAATGGAAATTTTAGCTAACACATTTGACGTTAGCATAGAAGATATTTTTTTTAATTATTAATATCACATTACGTGATAAAGGAGGGGTTTGATGGGAGAACCTAATTTATTAAGAACAGTTGTAACTGTTCAAAACGGCTTATTTGAAGTGCATGCTACTGGAGAAATATATAGAAACACTAAACATGGCAGAAAAAAATGTAAACCATTTGGTATTTCTCGTAACAAAAAGTATTTGGCAGTAAATGCATATAAAGACGGTAAGCAAAGACATTATTATGTTCATAGATTATTAGCAGAAGCTTTTATACCCAATCCTGAAAATAAACCTCAAGTAAATCATATAGATGGAAATTCTAGAAATAATAAACTTGAAAATTTGGAATGGGTTACTGCAAAAGAAAATGTTGAACATGCTTATAAAATTGGTCTTGTGCCAACATTAAAAACAGCAAAAGAATGCATTACTTGCACAAACAAAACAATGAGTAAAGACGGCGTTTGTCCAGAATGCAAAATTAATAGTAAAAGAATTGAAAATAAAATAAAAAGAGATTTAGAAATTTCTAATACAGTGTCTGATGTCGAAACTTCTATTTTAACTGACAAAGAACTTAGAGCCATAAATTTGAGGTTTGAATCAATGACTTACGAACAAATCGCTAAAAAAATGGGAGTTACAAGACAAAGGGTTGAGCAGTTAATTAAAAGAGGTATCGAAAAGTCTGACGCTTATAAAAAAGGATGTTACAAACCTAAATCTCCTAAATCTAGATATAACCCAGTAGAAAAAAATAAACTTTGGAATTTAAGAAAGTCAATGAAGATTAATCAAAATGAATTAGCAAAATTACTACAAATAACAAAGGCCTCATATTCTAAAAAAGAAAGTGGAGCTAATGAATTCAAATTGAGTGAAATAAAAAAAATTTGTGAGTTTTTCGGAAAAACTTTCGAAGATATATTTTAACCCACAATCGACAAACAACTTAAAGGAGGAAGATATGAACATACAAGAGGCAACAAAGTTAGCTATGGAAAGAGGTAAACCAATTTATCGCTCATCTGAATACGAAACATTTAGAAAACCAGGAGACAACTTAGAACTTTTACCTACAAATAGTTATGGATACGTAGTTGTGAAGCCAAGGCAAAAAGCCTTCTATCCATTGTGGCAACCAATGGCAGAAGACTTATTAGCTGATGATTGGGAAGTGGTGGGTCTAAAAAAGAATTAACTTTTTCAATTCGTTAATCCTTTTTAGAACTTTATTTAGATTCTTTGTATAACGATTTTGCATTTCAGCTATAGCTGATGATTCAAGTATAAATTCCGGGTAACCATCCATTGTTGATTTCGGTGTATTTAAATAACCGTAGCTTGAAAGTTCCACTAAAGCTAAATGAAAATCTTCAGAACCTATTCCAATAAAGTAATTATCACGAACACTATGTTCATCTTCAAAATATCTTGCTTCTCTTTTGGTTTTACCATCTTGAATATCGTCTTCATAACAACGATAAAGTTGAAGTAAAACAAACTCGGCTTCATTTGTAAGCACACTATCACCTCCATATAAGGAGTATAGCAGAAAGGAGCGAAGGCAATGATACAAACATTAAACGTAACTGTCCCAATACCTATTCCAAAAGACTACGTATTAGTACCTACAAATGAATATGAACAATTGCAAGAAATCGCATTAGATCCAGTTTGGGACTTAAAAGAATTGAAACGCAAATTGAAAATGTCATCTGACGACACTATTAAAGACAGATTACTATTCAATCCTAAATTTGAGAAATTACTTAAAAAGCAAGGTATCGCACATTATCCAGATGAAAGTTTAAATCGTTGGAGATTCAACGCTAGAAAGATGAATAAGTTCATCGAAGAACATTTTGAAGAAATACACGGAAAAGGGAGATAAAAATGAAATCACACGACATAGCATTCTTAATCGCATTACTATCATGGATTGTACTATCACTAGCACTTACATTTGCAGGTATCTACTTCACAACTGCATTAGGTATCGCAATGTTAATCAGTATCGCAACGTTTGTATTTTTTGAATATGAATTTTTTCAAATAAAAAAAGCCAAGTACGAGACTTGGCCGAGATAGATAAAATACAAAATTAATATTTTCTATCTACATTTTATCACGGAGGTACAAATGAAACAACATAAATTTAAACGAATGGCACATGATTTGATGGATTTGATACCAAACAATCGTTTTCAAGTTGACTATAAATACGATGTTATTTGGTTCTCACATTACCATACAAACGGTGTGAGCGTGCTTCAAATAGACAACACAATTCATTCAGAAGGTGAAATGCTAACCAATTTTGAACTAGCTAAAAAAGTAATCAAAGGAGAGTGTTTGATAGATGAAAGAAACAGTAACTTATCTCATTAAACGTAATGACGTAGGTGACGACTTATATATAACTAATCGCCCTAGCAGCAACTTTCCGGACATTAAATACTCAACTAATAGACGAGATGCCAAGCCATTTGATGGTTTAGACAATGCAGTAATTGATATGACTAAACATAAAGCAATTAAAAAAACAGTAACTGAAACAACTGAATATGAGGAGGTTGAGTATGACTGAACAACTTAATTTATATCAAAAAATAGCTGATGTTAAAGCGAATATTGACGGATTTACTAAAGATACTAAAGGTTACAACTATTCATATGTTAGTGGGTCTCAAGTATTACACAGAATCAGAAACAAAATGATTGAACATAATTTATTACTTGTACCAAAAACATCAGAAGAAAATTACAAACAAATTGATGTCACTAGATTTAATAAAAAAGCGTCACGCGAAGTTACTACGACAGAGTTTGTAGTGGAAATGAAGTTAACGTATCTGTGGATTAACGCAGATAAACCAGAAGAACAACTTGAAGTCACTTTCTATTCTGTAGGACAACAAGACGACGTATCAAAAGCGCATGGAACAGCACTAACTTATGCAGAACGTTACTTCTTAATGAAATTTTTCAACATTCCAACTGACGAAGATGACGCAGACGCAAAACAAAAACAAGAAAAATATAACAAAGTAAGTAGTCAAACTATAGGTGTTTTAAAACAAGAAATACTTAATTTCGTTGACTTAATGAAATCTCTTGGCAAAGAAGTATCGCAACAACAAGCTGAACAAACATTTGGAATACAAGACTATTCTTCAATGACAGAACAACAAGCAGTAAACACAATATCTAAAATTCAAAATATGGCAAGCAAATATAAGGAGAATTCAAATGACTAACATTGTAGTAATCACAGGACGTATAACAAAAGATTTGGAACTTAAACAAGCAGGTCAAACGCAAGTAACTAACTTCTCAATAGCAGTCGATAACCCATTCAAGAAAGATGACACATCGTTCTTTGATGTAGTGGCATTTGGTAAAACTGCTGAACTGCTCAATAACTACTGTGGTAAGGGTAGCAAAATCGGTGTTGAAGGAACTTTAAAACAAGATAGATTTACTGACAAAGAAGGTAATAATCGTTCAGTAGTAAGAGTCAACGCTAACAGAATCGAATTTATGGACAGTAAAGGAAGTAATCAATCTAGTAACCAACCACAACAACAAAGAGGTCAAGCACAAAATAACAACACGCCATTTGATAACGGTGCAGATATCTCTAATGACGATTTGCCCTTTTGATTTACCTACTAAAAAGCAATTGGAATATGCAGAATATCTACAGTCATTTTTACAAGATGACAGAGAATTAACCAGAATGAATAAAAAAGAATTAAGTGATTACATCGATTCAATAAAAACAGACGCAGAATACATCATTGATGAATTACAGTCACACACAGATATTGTTTGGTAGGTGAATAGATGGCTCAAATCAAAAATTACATCACTGAAGATGACGGTACAACTACCGTCGTCATCTCTGGTGTTGAATTAGGTAACAAAGAAACATTACTACTCGACAATGGTTTAGAAGTAGAAGTTGATGTGCAAGTCGTAGACCCGTTCAAAATAACAAGTAAGCAACGCAGAAAGATATTTGCACTTGTAAAGGACATAGAGGCTCATACAGGCTCGCCGATGGACTACATGAGACATTTGTTCATCGAATACGTTCGAACTTACTACGGCTACGACAAGCGTATTTCATTAAGTGACTGCACACGTACACAAGCAAGCCAAATTATCGAAGTCACACTTGATTGGATATTTCACAACGATATCCCGCTTGCTTTTAAAACAAGTGATCTACTCAAATCAGACAAATCATTCTTGTACTGGTCAACAGTTAATCGTAACTGTGTCATATGCGGCAAACCACACGCAGAACTTGCACATTATCACGCAGTTGGTCGAGGACGTAACAGACGCAAGATTAATCATATAGGTAATCAAGTATTAGCGCTATGCCCTAATCATCATAGAGAACAGCACAACATTGGCATGGACAGTTTCAATGAGAAATACAAATTACATGACAGTTGGGTTGATGTAGATAGTCGGCTCAACCAAATGTTGAAAGGAGAAACTAAATGAATGATCAACCAAGCTACTACTCAATTATTACAGCAAACGTTAGATACGATAACAGACTGACAGATAGCGAAAAAATACTGTTTGCAGAAATAACATCTTTAAGTAATAAATACGGCTATTGCACTGCAAGTAACAATTATTTTTCTAAATTATACGAAGTAACTAAAAGAACAATATCAGCAAGAATAAATAACCTTAAAAAACAGGGATATTTGAAAATAGAGTTTGATTATAAAGGCAATGAAGTAAAACAACGACGAATGTACCCCATGACGCAAACTTCCATACCTATAGAAGAAAATTTCCACGGGGGTATAGAAGAAAATTTCTCCCCCCCTATAGAAAGAAACTTCCAAGAGAATAATACAAGTAATAATACTACAAGATTAAATAATACAAGTAATAATAATAGCGCAACTGACGTTACGCGTGCGCGTTTTGAGCAGTGGTGGAAACTTTACGACAAGAAGAAAGATAAGAAACTAACTTTTTCTAAATTCAAAGGTTGTCTTAAAAAACATTCTTTCGAACAGATCATGAACGGCACTAGAGAATATCTAAAAACCATTAAAGATAAACAATATCAGAAATACCCTAAAACATTTCTTACTAATGAAAGCTATATGAATGACTATAGCGAAGAAATACAAGAAGAGTCTAACAATCCATATGCTAACGCATTCGAGAATGCTCAGCCTTTGGATATGGAAAATCTGCCGTTCTAAAGGAGTGATGAGATGGAGGCTTTTCAGAACCTAGCGAAACAAGCAGGTTTTAGAAATAAAATAGTTAAACAAGAGTTTGAATTACATTGTAAAGATTGTGGTCGTAAATATGACTACTACGAATTTGATAATGGGCAAGTGGTCAAAGATGGTTGTGACTGCGACATGATTGCACTAGCCAAAGAATCTACAGAAAATTATCGAAAGAAACAACGCAAGTCAAAAGCAGAAAAGATATTTAAACAATCTATAATAAACGACAATTTAGCTCAAGTTACATTTGAGAATTACCAACCTACATCAGAAAAGCTAAATTATGCTAAAGGTTTGTGTCAAAGGTATGCCCAAAACTTCACGTTAGTCAATAAGCAATCACTATTAATTCAGGGCTCGTTTGGTACAGGTAAGTCACACTTATCAATGAGTATTGTTAAAGAAGTTAAATCAAAAGGCTACACGGTGCTTTATATGAACGTCCCTCAACTTATATCAACTATCAAAAATACTTACAACAATAGAAATGGTATGACTGAGCAAGAATTAGCGCAAATCATTAGTGATGTTGATCTAATGGTATTTGATGATTTCGGTATCAACATGAATGAATTTGCGACAAGTAAGATGTTCGAGTTAGTAGAGAGTCGTGTAGGTAAACACAATATATTCACAACTAACCTAGATGAAAAAGAAATGACTAGAAATAAAGATATGCAACGTATATTTAGCAGAATCATGAGTAATACAACGCTAATCAAAATGGACGGTCAAGATTACAGAACAAGGGGGCTTAAATTTTGATTACATTACAAGAAATCAAACAAAATCTTGAGTGTTCCGATGTGTATGCTCAGAAACTCATAGACTACGCACAGGGCGACGATAAAGTATTAGAGAACTTATACTACCAAAAATTAGCAGAACGTCGTATACGCCCTGCTATTGTCGAATATTAGGAGTGTTATAAATGGCAAAAGAAAAATATTACCTATATAGAGAAGATGGTACTGAAGATGTGAAAGTCCTCAAATATGAGGAGAATACGAATGAGGTTTATTCTCTCACAGGCACTCATTTTAGCGACGACAAGAAGATTATGACAGATAGTGAGCTAAAACATTTCAAAGGCGTACATGACCTTAAATACGAGCAAGAATTAGGACTACAAACAAATTTATTTGAATATTTGTAGAGGTGGCACATGAGTAAATACAACGCAAAGAAAGTTGAGTACAAAGGTATCACATTTGATAGCAAAGCAGAGTGTGAATATTACCAACATTTAGAAAGTAAGATGAATTGCGTTAACTATGATCGTATCGAAATACAGCCAAGATACGAGCTTGTACCTAAGTTTGGTAAGCAACGTAAGGCAGAATATATTGCAGATTTTGCATTATATCTCAATGATGAGTTGGTCGAAGTGATAGATGTTAAAGGTAGACCTACTGAAACGGCAAAACTTAAAGCTAAGATGTTCAGATACTTATACAGAGATGTAAAACTCACATGGATATGTAAAGCGCCCAAATATACCGGCCTTGATTGGATTGAATATGACGAATTAGTGAAAGTGAGACGTCAACGCAAGAAAGAGAAAGGTTGATGAGATGGAACATCAAGTAAGAATTAATTTTAAAATCACAGGACATGTAAACACGTTCATACCAGTAGGTAAACATGAAACGTTGGAAGATAGAGTGCAAGACAAAATCAACGAGTTAAGAGAGTGTCCAAACGATATTTTAGAACTAGATATAACAATAGATGAGTCAGAGGTGGAGTAAATGGTCAAGTTAAGAAAAAGAATGAAAGATGAGTACGGCAACTTGTATTTCTTGATGAGAATTATGTATCAAAATGTTGAGGTGCCAGCAGAAATATATGAGCTAGCAAATAAAAACGGATTGAGCAATTATGATTTGAGACGAAGAATTATAGAAAACGGTTTTGCAGTAACACAGTATGTTGCTAGACCATTAGCAGACAAAACGGTTAAACCACTGATTGAAGAAGATAATGAGCGTGAACAACGTATCGCTACAAGAGAAGAACAAGAGTTACGTAGAAAGAAACCACATTTGTTCAATGTTAAGCAGAAACACACACGTAGTAAGTATTTGCAAGGTTTAATGGACAATAACGCAATAGCTAAATTAAAAACCGACTCATACGGCAGAGTACAAAGGGGATAAGCGAATGGAATTACATGAATTAAATACAGGCGATGATATTTGGTTCAAATATCCAAACGCGACCAACTCATTCCCTGCAGTTGTGGAAGAACTCCATTACAACTTTAAAGGCGAACCATATCTAAAAGTACGAGTAGGTAGTGAATTAGTAGTGATAGACGATAAATACGACATAGTAAAGGTGTAGATGATAATGACAATTATTAGTAATCAGAAAGTGGATATGGTTAAACAACCACCACATTATCAATTTGGAATATTTACGGCAAACGTAATCATTGAAGCAGTCGGCAAAACATATAAATCTGCGTCAGTATTCTACCATGTTGGTAATGCATTGAAATATTTAATGCGTGCCTCAAGAAAGAATGGACTAGAAGATTTGAAGAAAGCAAAGGAAAGCGTTGATATGGCAATCAATGTGTGGGACACAAACAATGACAACTAGCACATACGACCTATCCGACACAATCAACCAACGCTACAAATACAACACTAAAGGCAAGACACCTACACAGATTAACCGAGAATTACGTGAAAAAGGTGTGCAGGGCTTTGTGATTAAAGTAGGTAGCAATAAAGTCGTGATGAAAGTATTAGAAGAACATAAAAACAGTAACAGGGAGTGTATGAAAAATGGCAACGCAAAAACAAGTTGACTATGTAAAACTACTTCAAAAAAAGTTCGATCCATTTAACATAGGTGAAAAATATACTGACGAGCAAATTAAAGTGATGAGTCATAAACAAGTTAGCCAAGTTATCGAACATCTCAAAGAAGAAATAGCAGCAGATGAATTATATAACGAATGTATGTCTGCAGGATTACCTAATCAATAAAAGGAGTGTATGAAATGAATATCAAAAACCAACTATACACATTTAAAGCAACATGTACCAATGTTGTTGACGGGGACACGATAGATATAGATTTAGATTTAGGGTTTGAAACATTTGCTAAAAGGCGTGTCAGGTTACTCAATGTTGATACGCCAGAGAGAGGACAAGAAAATTATAGTAAAGCTACTAACTTTACTAAGCAATGTGTAGAGAATAAGAAGATATATGTTCAGACGTATAAAGATGACGCTTTCGGCAGATATTTAGCCAATGTCTTTTATGATACAGGTAATGAGATACGTTCGTTGAATGATGATCTGCACATTAACCAATTAATCAAACCTAATTCGAAATGGAATGAAAGCAATGAAAGATAAAAAGGCATTCCTTAACCAATATTTCGGTACCAAGCGTTACTTGTACCAAGATGATGTGAAAGTAGCACACATGCATACTGTGAACGGTGTGTATTACTTACACGGTCATCACAACACAAAGTGGTCAGGTATTAAGTTGACGTTTAACAGTGAGCAAGAGTTTATGAATTACATTCAGCAATACGAGTTGAGTTTGGAAGAAGAAAAGCAACTGAAATTATTTTAGGAGGTTGAGTAATGAAAATAGAGGAATTTCAAAAACTTGGTAAAAATGTAAAGGTTATTATTAGAAAGTTTACAGAAAATCCCGGAAAATTTGCAAGTGTAGTATTACAAATGTACTGGGATATTAAAAAAGAACGCGATTTATACAAACAACAACGTGACGAACTCATCAAAGATATAGTTAAGTTGCGTGAGCGTAATGCAACGTTAGAGAAGAAAGCACAGGCGTTTGACGAGATTGTCAATGCTGTTGATGAAAGTGCTAATTCGTATGAGTTGGTTGCAAGAATAAAATTAGAGGTTTTGAAATATCAAAAATTGGAGCGTGAAGAGCGATGACGATTGATACTAAGAGAATCTATAAAATATCAAAAGAACAATTTCACGGTGTATTTCAATTATCGAAAGACGAACCCTCTCTGGTGGCAGTTATAGAATACGAAAACCAGTTGAAAATTGTCGAACCGTATCAAGTTGAATTTATTAAGGAGGAACAAAATGACTAATCAATTAGGACAATCACAATCAACGAACTTTGGAGCTTTAGATCAATTAGTAAAAGCAGTAGAACAATGGAGTATCGATAAAGGGTTGCACAATGGTAATAGTTTTACGCAATTTGCTAAATCGAGCGAGGAAATGGGTGAGGTTGCTGCTGCATTATGCAGAGACAACACAGACGCTCTCAGAGACGGTATAGGAGACGTTGTTGTTACTTTAGTGATATTGGCTCAACAAAATAATATGACGTTACAGGAGTGTTTAGAACAAGCTTATGGAGAGATTAAAGACAGAACAGGAGTCATGTCAAAAGACGGGAGCTTCATCAAATCAGAAGACATCGAAGGATAAAGATATTCTTACTAAAATTCGGGAGGTGCTGGGGAAGTGAATCATTTATTGATTATAGTTTTGGGAGGATTTGCTTACGCGACTTTTAGTTTTGTATTTGATGCATATTTGAAGGCCAACAAAAGGAATGAGTTAAAAGTAAATATATATAAATTAGTAATGTTTATCATTCTTATAATAACTGTTGCATTTGCGGAAAAGTATCACATAACTTCAGTCTTTATTGTGATGTTATCCCTTATTTTTATAGAAAAGATTAAACAAGTTAAGGAGTGAGTGGGAATGGAAGATTATTACACTAGAAATTTCATAAGGATTCACAAACTTGTTTCTAACGCTAGAAGATATATACAAGACAAACTTGAACAAGCTAAATTTGACGGTGCCGATATAAACTTCATCAAACAATTAGAAGCTGAATATTACGCTTTAGAAGTGATATGGGTCAACATGAATGAAGTTGAAACTAACAGACCTAGATTGGAGAAAAATAGCTAATGCAATACCTAATAACAACATTCACAGATTCAACAGGTATACAACACAATCACGTGACTAAGGCTAGAGAGAACCAAATGTTTACTGTGGTTGAGGCAAAGAGTAAAGAGCAGGCAATGAAGATATATGAGGAGAATAAGATGATTAAACACATTTCAAAACTAATATTCACGTTAGCAATGTATGAGTTAGGTAAGTACGTGACAGAACAATTAATTATTTGGTGGCAGAGTGATGATGAGTTAGATGCGCCGTTAGATTTTACTGATGCAGATCATGCACATCTTAATCGATTGATGAGAGAGGTGAGTGAATGATGGAACAGTTTCAGTTAATTGCAATTGCTATTTTGTCTATATTGTGGGCGATATCAACATATAAATGGGTAAGGGCAGAGAAGAAAGTTAAAGAGTTAGTTAGCAAAAACACAGAATTGATATACGACAGGAAACACCTACAAAGAAAGTTAGTTGAAATGGAAGATAAAGATAATAAATGTAACATAGGAAAATACGTGGTCGAGTTAAATGACGAAGTATATTTAGTAAAAAAATATATAAACGATTATAGAAATACATGCATTATCACTGACAACATATTTGATGCTTTATCTTACGACGATTTAGATTTAGCAAAAGAAGATGCGCGTATTTTTAACGGACGTGTACTAGAACACAAACCTAATTTAGAGGTAGTAAAATGACAGGTTGGATAGTATTGGTACCAATTGCTTATCTCGTTTGGATAATAGTTAAAAGCAAAATGGAGGGATGAATTGTGACATTAAGACGCTCTACACAGATTTATTTAGAAAGCGAATTAAGCAATTACAAGTATATTGATAAAGATATTGCGCGTGTACGTGAGGAAGTGCTTAATCCGTGGCAACCGACTGATACAAATATCGGTGGAGAGCACGTACACAGTAATATAAGCGTTACGGAGATAAAAGCGACAAGAGTAGTAAATGATAGACGTTTATCACAATTAGCAAGAATGAAATCAGCAATTGAAGTAGTATATCATTCTAGTACACCGGAAGTTCAAAAGTTGATGGAACTATATTACTTCAAGAAACCTAGAACATTAAATCTTACAGGTGTTGCGCAGGAGATATGCGTTAGTAAGTCGACTGCGTATGATTTAAGAAAAGATTTATTAACTCGTTTAGCTGATGAATTAGGTATTATTCATTAATTTTGGAAAAGTTCTGGAAAAATAACATCAACTTAACCTATATAATGATATTGTGGCTACGGAAATAGTCATAACATACTCCTTTCTATATAGTTACGTGGGAAAGTCTTCCTAAACTTTTCAAATATTGAGGCCTATCCGAGAGAATACTTGGGTAGGTTTTTTGTATTTTAAATTTTAATAAGCAATTAGCGTGAAAGTGGTGGTATATGAGATGAATAAATTGAATAAACGGCAGAGAACATTTGCAGAGGCGTACGCTATACCTGGAACAGATTGTTACGGAAATGCGACTAGGTCAGCTATAAAAGCAGGTTATAAAGAAAGTAGAGCAGAAGTGACAGGGAGCGAGTTAGTAAGAAACAGTAAGATACAAGAGTACATCAAGGGGGTAGAGGAAAAACTATTTGATGAACAAATCATGACCGGTAAAGAAGTGTTGTATCGTTTAACCAGAACAGCAAGAGCAGAAACGGTTGAGATTGAACCGATCGTTACTAAAAAGGGTACCTATAAAATTAATCCTAGCACCGAAAAACATAATTTAGTTTATGACGAAAGCATTGAGTTGGTTAAGAAACCACCTAAGATTAGCGATCAAAACAGAGCGTTAGAGCTATTAGGTAAACATCATAAGTTATGGACTGAGAGACAAGAAGTTGAGCTAACTACACCTATATTCGTAGACGATGTGCCAGAAGATGACTAATAGAAAGCTAGTCAGTCCGTCAAAAGTAATTGGCGGTGGTTACAACAGATTTTGGCACAACAAAGACATGTATAGGGTAGTTAAAGGCTCGCGTGGTAGTAAAAAGAGTAAGACAACGGCACTTAACTTCATTTACCGGTTAATGCAATACGAATGGGCTAATTTGCTCGTTGTAAGACGTTTTAGTAATACTAACAAGCAATCAACATACACGGATTTAAAGTGGGCAGCGAATCAATTACATGTTGCTCACTTATTTAAATTCAACGAAAGCATGCCAGAAATAACTTATAAACCAACCGGCCAGAAGATACTGTTTAGAGGTTTAGACGATCCATTAAAGATAACTTCTATCACAGTAGATAAAGGCATACTATGTTGGGCATGGTTTGAAGAGGCATACCAGATTGAAACGTTTGATAAGTTTAGTACCGTAACCGAATCAATTCGAGGTAGTATCGACGCACCAGATTTTTTCAAACAGATAACAGTGACATTCAACCCGTGGTCAGAACGTCATTGGCTCAAACGTACTTTCTTCGATGAAGATACTAAACTAAAAAACACGTTTTCGAACACAACAACATTCAGAGTTAATGAGTGGTTAGACCAAGCCGATATTGACCGTTATGAAGATTTATATCGTACTAATCCACGACGCGCAAGAATCGTCTGTGATGGCGATTGGGGTGTTGCTGAAGGCCTTGTTTACAATAACTTTGAGGTTGTCGAGTTTGATTGGTTTGTCAAGTATAAAGAAACACAATTGAAAGTACATGCTATCGACTTTGGTTTCACAAACGACCCTACTGCATTAGTTAGTGTGGTCGTCGATTTAGATAATAAAGAATTATATATATACGATGAACATTATGAGAAAGCAATGGTCACCGATGAGATATACAAAATGATTGTCGATAAAGGTTTGAAAGACGCAGAGATAAAAGCAGATAGAGAATTGCGATTGATTACAGAGTTACGCAATAAAGGTATTAGCAAAATAAAAGCAGCGTTTAAGCCAGGCGGTTCGATTATGGCAGGTGTTCAATATGTGCAAGGCTTTAAGATATACGTCCACCCATCATGTGAACATACTATCGAAGAGCTGAACACATACACGTTCGACCAAGACAACGAAGGTAACTGGTTAAACAAACCGATAGATAAGAACAATCACGCACTAGACGCATTGCGTTACAGTCTTGAAGATTTAATATTCAAACGTATCGAAAAAGAAGATGTGAACGATTTACGTCGCATGAAAGGAATGTTAAGAGGTTAATGGATAATAGATATAAAGAATTAGTTAATAAAGCTAGGTTCTCGAGAAATGCTAACGATGACTTTTTAGTCGAAGATATTGACGAGTTGCTACAAGAAGAAACACTAAGGGACTTCGTTAATAAGCACAAACAAGACCAAGTACCAAGATTAGAAACGTTGGAAGATTATTACCTAGCACGTAACACTGGTATATTGAGCGGTAAGCGTAGACTAGATGATACTAAGTCAGACCATCGTGTTGTTCATAATTTTGCGAAGTATGTGTCACGTTTCATTGTTGGTTATCTGACAGGTAATCCAATCACAATTACGCACAAAGACGAAAATACTAACGCGAAGTTAATCGAACTAAACGACCATAATGACGCAGACGCAGTTAACAGTGATTTAGCGTTGAACTTATCAATTTACGGTAGAGCATATGAAATCGTTTATCGTGATTTCGAAGATAAAGACACGTTTAAGTTATTAGACCCAAAGAATACATTTGTCGTTTACGATATGACTTTAGATAAAAAAGTTGTAGCAGGTGTACGCTATTACGAGAAAGAAAACGCGCAAAAGATACCCATTCAACACATCGAAGTATATACAAGCACTGATATTCATTACATTCAGATTAATAACGGTAAGTTTCAAACATTCGAATCTGTACCGCATTACTACAATGATGTACCAGTGATTGAATATCTTAACGACCAATTCAAACAAGGCGATTTTGAAAACGTGTTGAGTAAGATTGACGCATACGATAGCGCTCAGTCTGATACAGCTAACTATATGTCAGATTTAAATGACGCAATGTTAGCAATCATCGGTAACATGGAATTAGAGGGCGATGATGCTAAAGCATTTCAAGACGCAAACATGGTACACATCAGACCGTCGATGAATGCAAATGGTAACGAAGGTAAAGCAGATGTTAAATATATCTATAAACAATACGATGTAGCGGGGACTGAGGCATATAAAAGTCGTTTGCAGAAAGATATACACAAAGAAACGAACACACCAGACTTAAATGATGAAAACTTTAGTGGCGTTCAATCCGGTCAAGCTATGCAATACAAATTGTTTGGGCTTGAGCAGTTAAGAGCGGTTAAAGAACGCTTATTTAAAAAAGGTCTGATGAAACGTTACAAATTGTTATTTAACAACATCAACATCGAGAACTTAACGCAATTATCTTACAAAGAAATTGAGATACAGTTTTCTCCTAACTTACCGAAATCGATGATGGAATCAATTGAGGCGTTCAATGCGGTTCATGGTCAGATTTCTGAATCGACTAGCTTATCGTTACTCGACTTCATCGATGATCCTAACGAAGAACTTGAGAAGATGAAGAAGGAGCGCGAGAAAGAAGAAGAACAATCTGACGCATTAGCTTATCCAGAAACAGAGGTTCAACCATCAAACGAAAAAGTAGATGATGAAGATGACAGAGGCTAAAAAATATTGGATTGAACGCGCACAGAACACAATTGATAGCGAAGTAGTACAAGACGCTAAAGTGGTCGCAGAAATAGAGCGTATTATTGCATTAATGTATGCAGAGATAGCAAAAGAACTGTTAGCATTCTACGCTAAATATGCGACGTCTGAGGGCATTTCTATTTCAGAGGCTAAAAAGGTTATCGACGAGTTTGATGTTGTCTCATTCAAAGGAAAAGCTAAAGAGTATGTAGAAACAAAAGACTTTAGCGAGAAAGCTAACAAAGAACTAAAAAAGTACAATACTAAGATGTATGTTTCACGTGAGCGAATGTTAAAACAAACACTCGACTTAACCGTAAAAAAACACGGTTATCGAGTAGAAAAAGAAATCGAAAAAGGTTTAGTTAATGCGATTGAACGTGAAACGAAACGACAATCCGGTATTTTAGGCCATGTGAGTATTAAAGACCGTCACATTAAAGCAATCGTTAACAGTAACTTTAAAGGCGCAACATGGTCAAAACGGTTGTGGCGTGATATGGATAAAGTACGTAAAGAGGTCGAACGTATAACTACTAACGTGGTTGCACGTGGTCGCCACCCAAACGAATACGTTGCTGAGTTTAAGAAGAAGATGGGCGTTAGCACATATGAGGCTAAACGTTTACTTATTACTGAATCAGCACGTGTTCAAACCGAGGCACAAAAGATATCGTATCTCGAAATGTTGGGAGAAGATGGCGAATACACTTACGTTGCTAAGCTAGATAACAAGACCAGTGATACGTGCAGAGGTATGGACGGTAAAACGTTCAAAGTGAAAGACATGACACCAGGTGTGAACGCACCACCCATGCACGCACATTGCAGAAGTACAACAATGCCTAAGATTACGAATTGGCGTGATAAATTCTACGCTAAAAACAAAGGTAAATATTCCGGTAAAAAGTGAGGTGTTAAACATGAGCGTTCAAGAAAGACTTGATAATGTTATCGATGAATACTTACAAACATTCGCACAAGATCCTAACGACATTCTTAAAGACAACATGACCGATTTAGAAAAGGTTGAGTTATTGGAGAAAGCAATACAGGAGGGCGACCCTAATGTCAAATTATGATAAGCAAGCTGTTACTGCATTAAATGGTATTTGGGAAGAATTAAGAAAGCTAAACGAAAGTAAGCCGACACCTAAGCCAAAGCGACAAGAAGAAAAAGAGAATAAGAAATCGTTTGAACCTAAAAACTTTATTTAGGTTCTTTTTTTATGTCCGAACCATGCTCATGACGTTAAAAGGCGCAAGTGTATATAGTCCAAACCATGCAACGACTTAAAACTTATCAAGAGTAAACAAATGAGGTGTAATCAAATGGATATCCAAGATAAATTAAAACTTAAATTACAATTCTTTGCCGATGAATCTAATGAGGTTGATGAAAATAACGATGAAACAACCGGAGAAGGAGAACGCAAAGAAAAAGACGAAAAGACTTATTCAGAAGAAGAATTTAACCAACGCTTAAACGATGAGTTAAAACGTCGAATGAAACAAAAGGAACAAGAAAAGCAAGACGCCATTGAAGAGGCTAAAAAGCTAGCAAAGATGAATAAAGATCAACAAGAAGAGTATGAGAACGAAAAATTGCGTAAAGAAAATGATGAATTACGCAATAAACAAGCACGTTATGAAATGCGTGATATTGCTCGAAAAATGTTGAATGAACGTGACATTAAAGCAAATGATGAAATTTTAGACTTTGTGGTTTCTACCGACGCAGATGAAACACAAGAGAAGATTGAATCGTTCTCTAAAATCTTAAACGATATGGTACAAGCCAAAGTTAAAGAATCGTTACGTCAAGGTTCTCCGAAAAATGTTTCATCTAGCGGTATGTCAAAACAAGATATTTTAAACATTAAAGACGATATGCAAAGACAGCAAGCTATTGCTCGAAATCGTCACTTATTTAACTAAAACGGAGGTTATTAATTATGGCAGAAAACAATTTAATTGACGTTCAAGCGTTAGGCGAGGCTAAGTCAATCGACTTCGCTAACAAAATGGGCGAAAACTTAAACAAATTATTCGAGGCTTTAAACATTACAAACAAAATTCCTATGAACGTAGGTACTGCATTAAAACAATATCGTTTTAAAGTAGATCCAACAGGTAATAACGACGGAATCGTAGCAGAAGGCGACGAAATTCCATTGACTAAAGTTGAACGTGAACAAGTCGACATCACTGAATTGAAATTCAAGAAATTCAGAAAGTCTACATCAGCTGAGGCAGTACAAGCACATGGTTACGATTTAGCAGTTAACCAAACTGACAACGAGTTATTACGTTATGTGCAAAAACGTTTCAGAACAGACTTCTTTGATATGTTACGTGCAGCTTTAAATAACAAACAACGTACGAACAAAGCTAAATTGGAAGGTAAGAACTTACAAGGCGCATTAGCAAAAGGACGTGCTAACTTATCTGTATTATTAGACACAGAAGTAACACCAATCGCTTTGGTTAACCCTAACGATGTTGCAGGTCACATTGCTGATGGATTAATCAACTCAAACGGTTCTTTCTTCGGTTTAAACTTATTAACTACTTACGTTGGCGTACGTGTAATCGAATTTTCTGACGTACCAGAGGGCGAAGTTTGGTTAACGGTTGCCGAAAACTTAAACGTTGCTTATGCGAACCCAAGAGGCGAATTATCTCGTGCGTTCCCATTCGCAACAGATCAAACAGGTTTCGTTGGTGTGTTACATGACATCATCTCTAACCGTTTAACTACTGAGACAATAATGGCGCATGCAATTTCTATGTTCCCAGAAAACATTGACGCAGTAGTTAAAGTTGACATCAAACCAGAAAAGGCACAAGCTGCGACACCGGCTCAATAAGTTAAAGAAGGTGCTAGCGCATGGATTATTTAAAGAAAGTTAAAACTCGAATTGGATTAACTGATGATTTACAAGATGAGCAGTTAAAAACGATAATTGAAAATGTTGAGGCTGAACTATTATCACGCATACCAAAGCAACCAGATGACGTTATACCGTCTGAACTAGACTTCATTGTGATTGAAGTATCTAGCAAACGTTATAATCGCATAGGTGCAGAGGGTATGACATCAGAAAGTGTAGATGGTCGCTCAAACAGTTTCGAGGCAAACGATTTTGACGCTTATGATAAAATCATCGACGCCTTTTTCCAGTTGATACACTTGAGCGTAAAGGTGGTATCAGATTCTATTGAGATACAACAAACGTGTTCAATTTGCCGTCGAAACTAAAGGGGCGTACAATCCGAAAGCGAGTAAAACCGAAAAAGTTGAACGGGTATATGACCCGATACCATGTAACATTAGTCCATTGTCTGCAGAGAAAACTGTTGTTGAGTTTGGCGACATCAAGAAAGATATCAATATCATTCGTTTAAACGGTCATTTTGAGGCGAAAGTGACTCATGCCTATATTAATGGCGTTAAGTATTTAATCGTTAAGAAAATCAACTATGAGCACGATACAGTGTTTTATGTTGAGGAGGTTAACTAATGCGCATTGATGGTATAGATGAGTTACTAGGCGCATTGCATACGGCACACGATGACATTGACGATGACGCTGATGAGATTTTACATGAAAATGCAAATGACTTTGTAGATGACACTGTTTTAAGTGCAAGAAAAAACTTTGTTAAAGGTTACTGGACTGGTAACCTAGCACGACAAATTGAAAGTGCGAAAAACGGTCATTTAGAATATGAGGTTACTTCTCAAGCAGGTTATAGTGGTTTTGTTGAATATGGTACCAGATATATGGAACCAGAAACGTTTATGAAACCAGTATATGAGAAATTTATAACTCAAATAAACGAAGATTTTGAACGCCTTCTAAACGGTTAGGAGGTGTTTTTTATGCAATCAGCTAAGCTACAGTTATTTAACTATTTATATGAACGATTTCAGTCATTGGAAGTACCGGTAATTGAAACAAAAGAATTGAACCAAGAATTAACATATCCATTCATCGCGATTCAAAAAGTAAATGACCATATCTCACGCTTAACTTTCGACAGTTTCAGTGGTTACCCCAGTGCCACCGTGCACATATGGTCATTAAGTGATAATAAAGGCGCGAATGATGAGTTATATATGCAGGTTCAAAATATATTATTGAATGATATTTCATTAGATGGTTACACGTTAACGCAACCTAACCTAACAGTTAATGAAATGACTGTTATAGAAACAAACCAAGAATTATTACACACAGTTATAAACATTGAATATAACGCACACTAGCAACTCGTTTAGTCGAGTTGCTTTTTTTATTACTATAAATTGGAGGTATTAACCTATGGCAATTAAACAGGGTACTGATGAATTAATTTTACTTCGTCCGGTTGGCGCTAAAGAGGACGCTGACAAAGTAATGTGGATTACAGAAATGGAACGTGAAACAGAAAAAGACCGTGACACAGAGGCAACTATGGACGGTTCTGTTAATAGCGGTGGTTCTTTAGAAAGTACAGTTACATGGACTTGCTACATGAATCATGATGACACGTTAGCAGATGAAGTTGAGGACGCTACTGAGGAGGATAGACCTTATGAAGTTTGGGTAATCAACAAACGCGTTCAAAAGAACGGTAAATATAAAGCTGAATATAGACAAGGTTATTTCAATTCGATCACTCGTTCTAACGAGGCTGATGGTATTGCAGAGTTTGAAGTTGAATACGGCGTTTACATGAAGAAAATTCGTGGTTGGGCTACATTACCGGACGTTATCGAGCAAAACAAAGCTCAATACGGTTTCCACGATACAGTTGCAAGTGATCCGGCAAATGACGGACTTGCCGAAAGTATTCCGCAACCAAACGAACCATCAACAGCTACTAAACCAACATCAGACAAATAATTATGAGGGCTTAACGCCCTCCTTTTTTATTAAATAAACAAATTAAAGTGAGGTTATTACATTATGCATATTAATTTTAACGGTCAAGAATTAGAGTTATCTTTCGGATTAAGATTTGTGAATGAAATAGATAGAGAGTTAGGATTCGACGTTGACCAAATGGCAGTCGGTCAAGGTTTAAATTTACTTATTCCTAACTTAAAAACAAACAACATTGCAGCATTATCAAAAATTGTTAAAGCGGCAGTATCACATCATAAAAAAGCTCCTAAAACCGATGAAGATTTAGAAGAAGTGTTAAAAGATATTATCGAGAATAAAGGGCTAGAAGAATTTTGTGAAGAAACTATCGAGGAACTGGGAAAGAATGTGTTAACCCAAAACCTAGTGCCAGACGAGTACAAGAAGAACAAGAAGAAGAAATAAACGATGATGATGTAATGACGTATGATCGTCTAATTGTTCTATGTATGAGTAAGTTGAAAATATATAACTTAAAAGACATAGAAATGATGACGTTACGCGAATTTAATTATCGAATGTGGGCGCTTGAATATGAACAACTTGATAAAGATATGGAAATGTATAAGCTAGCTTTTGCTATTCGTGACGCACAACAAGAACAAAAGGTAAAAGGTGGCAAAAAAGGCGAAATGGAATACAAATTCAGTAACGCCGATGAAATTATTGACTATCAAGCGAATGTTAAACGTCTTAATAAAGGCGAGCCGCTCAAATTCGGTAGTGAATCGAAGTTTGAAGATAACAAACCAAACAAAGATTTATTACAAATGATCGCTAACTTTAATAAAAAATAGATTGGAGGTGTGTAGAACGTGGCAGATTATCAAATTAGTACGACTTTGAAGGCTGATACAGATAAGTTTAAGCGTGAGTTTAGAAAAGCTATCGGCGATACAGAACACTTTAAAGCAGTTGCTGAGAGTATCAAAGATATTAAACTAGACGCAGATACGACTGGTGTCACAAAAGGCGTCAATGAGGCTAAAAAAGCAATTGAAGAATTCGAAATGTCAGAGGCAAACGCTAAATTAGATATTGACTCTAGTCACTTACGTGAACAAGTTAACCAAGCTAAAGCGATTATCAAGTCATTTGATAATGTTGAGGCAGACGCTAATTTAAAAGCAGATATTACGCAAGCCGTTACAAATATCGCAGAGTTAGAGCGTTATATTGAACGAATTGATAACGATAGTCCAGACGTAGAAGTTAAAGCCGACGTTTCTAAAGCGAACGCACAAATCAGATTGTTACAAGCAAATCTTAAAACAATCACAAGTCATCACTATAGCGCGAATTTAGACGCAGACGCTACTAGAGCGAGAGAACAAATCGCTATAGTTAAAAAGTCGTTAAATGACTTTGCTCGACAACGTGCAAAAGCCAAACTTGAAGTAGATCAAAGAGCTGCAGTCGCTCAAATTCGTATCTTTAAAGCGATGTTACGTTCAATACCTAACGTTGTACGCACACGGCTTGTTGTTGATGAGAAGAAAGCCGTTGGAGGCTTAAAAGCATTTCATCAAGGTTTAGAAAATGCTAATAATGTATTAGATACTGTGGCGAATGACATTCGTACATTCGGTACTGTATTCAGTAACATGATAAAAGGTGTTATGTTATCTAACATCTCATTACTTGTTCCGGCAATTGCGAGTATCGTTCCAGCTTTAATGGCAGTGTTAAATGCAGCAGGTGTTGTTGCTGGTGGTGCAGTTGGCATTGCAGGAGCATTTGCAGCAGCAGGTGCAGGCGTGGTCGGCTTTGGTGCTATGGCAGTATCGGCGTTGCAAATGGTCGAGAATGGTACGTTACAAGCAACCAGTGAGGTTAAGAATTATCAAAGTGCACTAGACGGTCTTAAATCAACATGGGAAGGCTTAATCAAACAGAATCAAGCAGAGATATTTAATACATTAGCGAATGGCGTTAATACTGCTAAGGTAGCGTTAAAAGGATTAACACCATTCTTAACAGGCGTTTCTAAAGGAATGGAACAGGCAAGCGCTAAAATGCTCGATTGGGCTAAGAACTCACAAGTAGCACAAAAATTCTTCCAAATGATGGGTACTACTGGTGTTAATATCTTTAACAATATGTTAAATGCGGCAGGTCAATTTGGCAGTGGCATTATTAGCGTGTTAACGCAGTTAGCCCCATTAGCCGAATGGGTATCTCAAGGATTCGTTAAAATGGGCGCAGCATTTAATAAATGGGCTCAAAGCACAGAAGGTCAGAACGCTATTAGATCATTTATCGAATATACGAAACAGAATTTACCATTAATCGGTCAGATTTTCGGTAATACGTTCAAAGGTATATTCAACCTAATGAAAGCATTCGCACCTAACACACACATCATTCTTTCATCATTAGCGCAAATGTCTGCCAAGTTCGCAGAATGGAGCGCTACCGTAGCAGAAAGCGACGGTTTTAAACAGTTCATTCAATACGTACAAGAGAATGGACCTAAGCTCGTAACTTTAGTCGGTAATATTATAAGAATACTTATTGCGGTTGGTACTGCAATGGCACCATTAGCCTCTGCGGTATTAAATGTTGCAGTAGCGATTACAGGCTTTATTGCTAAGCTAACTGAGGCACACCCAGCCATCGGTGCAATTTTAGGTGTAATTGCTACGTTAGCAGGTATATTCATGACGATTGGACCGCCAATCTTATCAGCTATTGGATTTATTTCTCAATTCGCGATGGCATTAACTGGTACTGCAACAGCAGCTGAGGCGTTCGCAGCAATCGGTAGTGCGATTATGAGCGCATTAGAAGGTTTAGGATTAGCCTTTTCTGCACTTAACGCCCCTATTTTATTAATAGTAGCAGCAGTAGCAGCAGTGATTGCTATATTCGTCGCTTTATGGAACTCATCAGAGGTCGTTAGAAATGCGGTCACAAGTGCGTGGAATGCGATAGCTAGCGCGGTAGGTTCTGCGATTCAAGCAGTCATTAGCTTTTTAGGTCAATTACTTGCTCGAGTACAAGAAGTGATGGGACCATTAGTACCAATTTTCCAAAATACGTGGAATCAGATCGTTGCAATAGTAGAAACTGCGATACAGGTTTTAGGACCAATCATCGCACAAACTTTTAATACTATTGTTACTATCGTCAAAGTTGCGTGGGAAGTTATTAAGGCGGTTATACAAGTAGCGCTAGAAATTATCATCAGTACGGTTACCGCTTTACTTCAATTACTTTCGGGCGATTGGCAAGGCGCATGGCAGACCATTTCAAATGCAGGCGCACAAATTTGGCAGACGATTGTTACAATGGCACAAAACATCTTCCAAATTTTAGGCGATTGGCTATCAAATTTATGGACTACAATCGTTACACAATTCCAAACAATACTAGGTCCTTTAGTCGCAATAGCAATGTCTATTTGGCAAAGTATTGTTACAACGATCATGACGGTTGTTCAAATGCTAGGCACTTTCTTATCAACATTGTGGCAAGGCATAGTAACCGTAGCCACTACGATTTGGACGACGTTAGTCACTGTGGCACAGACTATTTGGACGTTAATTGTCACTACAATCATGACTGTGATTCAAAATTTAGGTACATTTTTAGCTACTGTTTGGCAGAATATCGTTACTATAGCAACGACAATTTGGACGACACTCGTTACAGTAGCACAGACTATTTGGTCTTTACTTGTGACTGTAATCACTACGGTTGTTCAATCCATCATCACATTCGTATCAACAGGTTGGACTATGTTACTTACTGTGACATCAACGATTATGTCAACTTTATCATCAATTATTTCGGCGATTTGGTCGGCGATTGTTAGTATTGTCAGCTCGATAGTGTCATCAATTGTCGCTTTTGTTTCGGCTGGTTGGTCATCATTGATGAGCGTTACAAGTTCAATTATGTCGTCTATTTCAAGCGTGATATCAAGTGTTTGGTCATCGATTTCTAGCTTTGTATCAAGTATAGTCTCAGCCGTCGTTAGTTTCGTGCGTAATGGTTGGAACAACATGCTCAGTGCGGTTTCAAGCGCAATGCACGGTATCATTAGCGCGGTTATGAGCGGTATGTCTAGCGTAGTTAGTAATGTTAGAAGTGGTGTATCAAATGCAGTAAGTGCTGCACGTAGCTTTATAAGTAGCATGATTTCAGTCGGTAAAGATTTAATACAAGGTTTAATCAATGGTATTAAATCGATGGCGAGTCATGTTGCGTCAGTTGCTAGAAACGTAGTGAGTGGTGCAGTGAATGCAGCTAAGAGTGCACTTCATATTGGTTCACCATCTAAGTTGTTCCGTCAGTTTGGTATATGGACGATGGAAGGCTTGAATATCGGTATCAACAAAGAAGGTAAAAACGTCATTAGTGGTATGGGCTCAATGGCTACTGATATTACTGAAGCGTTTAACTCACAACTTGCGATACCAGATATTCAAAGCAACTTACAAAAAGCTAACGCTAATTTAAATACACAAATCAATCATAAGCATACATTTGAAACTAATCCGTCCAAGCGATTAGTTAAAGTCGAGTTTGATCTTAACAATGAGGCTTTAACAGCTATTGTTAATGGCGAATTAGCCAAACAAGATTCTATGTTTACATTTTAGGAGGTCGTTCAATGGATATAGAAATTAAAAAGAAAAACGGTAAGAAATGCACATTGGGCGACTTCGGTTTTAAAGTAACCAATGTGAATATAGAAAGTACCGAGCGTGAAACACAATGGGAAACAAAAGAAAATACAAGTGGACGTATTTTATTAAGCAGTCAATATCGTAAACGTATTATTACGGTTGACTGTTTTGTTGTTTCCACAAAATTAAACGACAATCCAAGATTACGTGATGAGTTTTACGCGTTAACTAATGATTTAGAACCGTTTTATATTAGAGAATTAAGAAGATCGAGGGATTTAAATTATCGTTTTATTCAACCGCTAGAAGATGACTATCAAGAAATTGATGATTATAACAATCTTGTATTGAATCATGAGCCGTTTAACGATAACTACTATGTAAATGGTAGACAGTATCAAGTTATTTGTTCTGACGTTATTTCTCCAGAAGAAAACAGAAAGAAAATCAACTTTTCACTCAAGTTTGAAACTGCTGAGATACCATTCGCAGAAAGTATTGGGACATCGTTAGATTTAGAAAAACGACCAGATAAAGAACTGTGGTCGAATGATATGAACATACCATTTGATGAGAACGATTCTTTAAGAACCTATACGTTTAACGGTCTATATAATAGCGCGGTTTATTATCACGGTAACGTTGCTAACAATCAATCTAACTTATACAAGAAAGTGACTATTGTATTGGGTACTGATATTAAAGCTACTGATTCGTTTGTTTTTTCATTAGGTACCAGTGATATTATGACAATCAAAGGTATTAACCTAAAAAAGAACGACAAAATTGTCTATGACGGTACACAAACATATAGAAACGGTGTGCCAATTAATAACGAGTCATCGGGAGCACAACCAAAATTTGTACCTGGTTGGAACGAATTTGAATTCAATCATTTTGTTAAGTCAGTGCAGTTTGATATGAAATTTTATTACTTATAGAGGTGTTAACATGTCAATTTTAATAAGCCCAATGCGTGGTCGTGGCAAGTACGTTGACACTTCTACGACTATGATTTCAAAACTCGGTGCTGATACAGTATTGAAATTCGATTTGATTGAGAATGAAGATACTTACGATGTTATCAGAGGTATTCGAAAACGTTGGAGTGTATCACGTGTAGAAGGTCCTAACGACAAGAAAGAATATCTTGTGTTTCTAATCGATAGACAAACACATGGTAAAAATCAACGTGTATCAGTAAGTTGTCGATATAAACCGTTAGATATTATCAAACGTTATAGAGTTTATGAATCAATTGAAGGTAGTTTTACGGCAGAAAAATTCTTGAAGATCATTTTTAAAGATACTGGACTTAAATATAAGATTACTAAGCCTTTAGGTTCATCTCGATTTGAAAGTGCCGGCGAGGGCGAAAGTGTCGAAGAATTAATCAAAAAATTCACTGAACATTTCGATGTTGAATTTGAAATTGAATATGATGATAAAACAGATGAATATATCTTTGTCTTTGCGCCATATTTAAGCAAAAAAGCAGACTATCATATCGATGATGAAATCAACGCTAATAATATGAAAATAGAGGAAGATAGCGGGGATTTGTACACCTATGCAGTTGGGTATGGCGACTATGACGATGATGAAGGTATAGAAAATCCAGGTTTCATTGTTAAATTCGAACATCCTAACATGAAAGATGTAGGAAGATATGACGCCCCGCCAATTAAGGACGGCAGAATTAAAGATCCCGAATTAATGCAAGATAAGTTAAGAACACTTATCGAATCATCTGTTAAAACGTCAATTAGCCTCGATTTTATTGTTTTAAACGATAGATACCCAAACGCTATAGCCAAAGTATCACAAACAGTACACATAAGGCATGCAATACTAGGATTAAATGTATTCGTGAGAATTGTAGAGGTTACTTGTGTAAGAGATAAAGACAATGTAATCGTTAGCCAAGATGTTGTTTTAGGCGATTTCAAACGTAGCGATAGATATAGAAAACGTGTTAGTGAGGCGGCAAGTGCCGTTGGTGGTTTAGGTGGTAAAAGTAATTTTGTTAAGAATTATAAAATGACTACCTCAAGATCAAGTGCAGCTATTAGAACGAATCAAAAGTTAATTGATGATATTTCTGTAGCTAGTGATGAAAAAGACGGTTTAATGTCATCTGAAGATAAAAAGAAACTAGACCAAATTACTAACATTGCATTAAAAGCCAAAAAGTCAGATGGAACGAGTGTTGATTTAACAAAGGCTGAAATTATCGTCGATAAAGACGGTAATTTAAAACTGAAATAGGAGGTTTAACATGAGAAAAACCATATATACCGACCTTGAGACAATTTTCGGTTCGAGATTTGTTCGTGAAAACGAACTGAATTTTATCGCGGTTAGAGATATGTTATTCAATATCGAAGAAATATTGTATAAACATGGTCGTATTGATAAACAAGCTCATAATTCTGAGCAAATCAAATATACTTTGCCAACCGGTCCAAGCGTAAATGTAGGTCAAGAATTAACATACCAAAGTCAACGTATCAGAAACCTTGTGTTAGGTACGTTAGGTAATGGGCAACAAGAGGTAAGAGATAGTCGAACGTCAATGGACGGTCAAAATCACAAAATATTATCAGAACGTTTAAGACACGACTTTGCGTCAATCAGCGAAGATACTCAAAAAGTATTAAATGTCACTGATGACGCAACGCATTTATTTATACCTCCATTCATTCCTAGTGCAGAAAAAGGTGTTAATGAAACGCCTTTATCAAGTGATCCAACAGAAAATCTAAAAGCGTTTTATGATGTATTTGTCGATAATAAGTATTGCTTTAAAAAGTATGTTGGTAAAGACCAATCGAATACTTATAACGTTTATAGCTATACATTCCAACCACAAAATTACAGTAAAACAATTTTAGTTACATCGTGCATTCATGGTAATGAATATAGTGCATTTTATGCATTGAGTCGATTACTAAACTTAATGGTAAACGAATGGCATAAATACCCACATTTAGCCTATCTTCGAAAAAATGTAAGATTGGTAGTTGTACCAATCGTTAATCCATGGGGCTTTGCTAACAATGAACGCGAAAACTCCAATAATGTCGATTTAAACCGTAACTTTGATTATTATTGGGAAAATGGTAGTGGTAAAAGTTCATCAGGTAAAAACTACAAAGGTTCTAAGCCATTTAGTGAAAGAGAAAGCAGAAATATGAAATCATTAGTTGAAAGTTTAGGACGTTTTGCAGGCCATATGGATTGTCACAACATCATTTCACAAGTTAGTGACTATTGTCTGTTTTACCCTAGATTTTCAAACCAACCAAACAACGATATGACGAACCTATTAAGTGATATGTCGAATTATGGTGACTATATTACATGGGGATCAAGTACATTGTCATCGTTCAGCAACTGGGTAGGTATTACTAAAAACATTACTTCTTTCTTACCAGAAGTTTATGAGGGCAGAGCCGGTAAACCACGTTCAGCACCAGAAATGTGGCGTTCTGTGTATTTCCTCGGCAATATATTAACAAAACTTGCGACAATGAGAAGTAACAATGCAGGACGAACTGTGACAGAACCGATAGTTAAATCATTTGTTTATAGTAGTCGTTACAATTCAACAGGTATTAAACCATTCTCATTAGTTGCGAAAGACGGTTATCAACGTATGCTAATGACACAACAACGATTTAAAGTAACTGGAAATGGTTTTGTAGAATTGAATGGTTCAATTACTGTTGAGCTTTCAAAAGATACGACGTTTGGTGTTAATCCGGGAGTTGTACAAAACTATAATCCGTTTAGTGGTAACGGTAAGACAAGAAAACGACAACTATTTAAAGTAGAACACAAATTTAAAGCGGGTGTTCACACCATACCGTTAAATGCGATTGCACCAGTCCAATACTCTACAACTTCGCCAGACGATGTTAAACGTACAAATGAAGTTATGGCGGTTGTTGATGTTATGCGTAAAGAGGGCGTGGCAAAAATTCTTAATATGATATTGAATGTGAAATTTACACCGTCGCACTCACATAACGCAGTACAAATGTTCACATCAACGAAATACGGTAACCAGAAAGAAAGAACATTTGACCAAATTTATCCAGATAAACCAACAGCATTTGATGTAAGAAACGAGATTATTAACAAGAAGTAGGAGGCTAGAAAATGGACGGATTATATAAAGAGGCTTTTATAAAAAGTGTAGATGAACCGTATTTAAGACCGATATCTGATGAGGGTATCGGTTTTTATAATATGGATATCAATACCGCAGTGTTAACGTTTCAAGTATTAAAAAATGATTTTCCGTTAGAAATCAGCTCGGTCAACACTGTAACTTATGCCTATTTCATTTCTGAAAATGGCTCATCAACTGGTCGTGTAAAAGTTGAATATGTTAAACCAATGGACGGTATTATTAGACTTACTTTAGACAATGACTTTTTAAAAGCTGCGACAGACACTTATGTAACTGGTCAGATTTATATCACTGCAGTAGGTCGTAAAGATACAGTCGTTTTAAATGAATTCCGATTCAGAGTTAAAGACGCTTTAATCAATCAAATTGATAGCGATATTAAGATTCGTTATATACGCGAAATTGATGATCTAGTAGATGACTTTAAAGAAAAGATAGCAAATGTATCAAAGAACTTCGAAAGTATTGAAAATGCACAAGCAGAATTTACAGCATTTGTTAATGGTTTAAAAAACAATTTCATTAAACAAGTGAATGACCTTAAACAAGAAATGAATTCATTCTCAGATAAAACACAACAGGATATTACAGATAGATTAAATGTAATAGATACGAAATTGCTAGAGGTTACAGATAAATTAAATATTAAAACAGAGGGTTTAGTGAATAACGATCAATTAATCCGTGAATTGTCTAATTATGTAACAAATAAACAATTTACTGACGAGCTAGGTAAAAAAGCCAATACTAGCGACTTAACTGCTATTTCAAGTGGTTTAGATAAATTGATTCAAGAAAAAGTCGACACGTCAATCGCAAAAATAGCTATGCAACAATTCGCTTTAACCGATAAAGACGGTTATATACCTAAAATTGAAAATCCAGATTTAGAAAAAATGAGTAAAATTGATAAGTCGGGACTTTATTATCTATACAATCCGATTAATTCTCCGGATCCAGACAATCAAAGCGGTTACGCTTTTGTATTAGCACGTAGCTCAACTTACAAAAAAATATTGTTCATGCCATATAATAAGCACAAAATTTATTCACGCAACATGATGGGAACGTCAACAGGTTGGGGCAGTTGGTATGACGCTACAAGTAATATCATGTTGAAATAGGACGTGTATAAAATGAAATATAATATCAATGAAACGCTTAATTTTCTTTTAGTATTAGGATTAGCATTTTATACGTTCATCAGAGGTTTTTTCTTTTTCAAAGAACAAGAAAGTGTATTGAGTGATAGTGATTTTTATTTAGCGTTACACCAAATCATGCCAATTTGGTGTTGGGGAATTATCATCATGATTTTTAGTATCATTCTAGCTATTTCTGTCTACTTCCTACCTAAACAGAAAACAAGTAACAAATACAGTTGGTTCTTATTTATCGGTGGTTTCGGTTGTGCTTTTCTATACTTTTTAATGACAAGCGCAAGTATCTATAATGCGATTAACTGGTTATCAACAATTCAATTCAGTATCTTATCAGCGCTTTGTTTTAGTATTGGCTTTGTCGGAGGTGCTGACATTTATGACAGAAGATAAAAAACACGTTACTTATGAGGAATGGTGGAAGTCACGTGAAAACCTACTTGATCGTATTAATGACGTTGATGAAAAACATACAAATTCAATTAGTGATTTAAAAGAAAAAATTGTTGAAGGTAATATGTATCAGAGGCAAACTTATGAAGTTCAAAAAGAGACAAACGAACAAATTAAAATCATGAATGACACTAACTATAAGCAGTGGGACGCGATCAAAGACATTAATTACACAGTAAAAAAACATGGTAATGATATACAAAAAATTGAAGGTAGTATTTCAGAAAAACAAAAAAATAGTGTGCAAATCACTGTGGCTTTTATTAGTGGTGGATTTAGTGTTTTAATTGCAGCAATTGGTTTAGCACAATATTTATTTTAAGTCGACGCAATGCGTCGGCTTTTTATTTTAGGCGAAAGAAGGTGTTTATATGGCATTGCCTTCAAGTGGTAAACCAACTGCGTCAGATGTAGTTGAATGGGCTAAATGGCTAGCTAAAAATAATAAAGGTGTAAACATCGATGGTCGGCTGGGCTACCAATGTTGGGATCTACCAAACTATATTTTTGAACGGTATTGGGGATTCAAAACATGGGGGAACGCAAATGCAATGGCGAACCGTTCACAGTACCCTAATAGAACATGGAAGATATATCGTAATCATGGTTCATTTGTACCTAAGCCGGGCGATGTTGCGGTTTGGACGTATGGTTGGGCAGGTCATACAGCAATTGTTGTAGGTCCTAGTGACAAAAGTCATTTCCGTTGTGTTGATCAAAACTGGTATAACGCTAACCAGTATTACGGTAGTAAAGCAGCAATCGTTAACCATGATTATGGTGGCCGTGGGGGAAGTCTCTATTTCGTTAGACCTCCATACAAAACAGAACCAGCAGACAAACCAGATAAAAAAGATGATGATGACGACAAGCCATCTAGCAGTGATAAAAATAGTAACAAAAAAGAAAAGAAAGATACTAAAGTAATCACTGTTACTGTTGGAGAAGATCCGGAAGAAATCAACGAACCGGAATTTATTCCACACAGAATTGTTAGAGGTAAATTACGCGGTCACAATCCTAAAGGTGTAACTATTAAGAATGCACAAACAATGTGTAGTGTTCAAGACTTGTACTTCGACAGAAACAAATACGGAGATGAAAAAGAATACCCACATTTTTACATCGATAAGGATCATATTTGGCAACCTCGATTAATGGAGAATATTGTTCCAAGTGATCCAGAAAACATCGTCGTAGAAATAGCTGGAGATTATAGTGATACAAAATCAGATTTTCTGTTAAGTGAGATATACGCACTTGTATTCATCAAAGAACAATTGGACTTTTTCAAGATACCACTTAAAACGTCAACGATAAAAATTGATGGTAGTATGTGGCGTACTATTTTAGAGCACGGCAACTTTGATACTGTTGTAGACGGTTTACCAAGCAAAGCAACGCTTGAGAAAGTAAAAAAAGAGATGTTAAAACTGTATAACGATAGAAAATCACTTATTCAAGATTTATCAAAATCTAAAACAACAAAAACAGTTATAAAAGTTGATAAATCTAGTAGCTCAAGCAGTTCTAGTAATTCAAGTAGCCCAAGTCATAGTAGTACAAAAGCAAAAGTAAAAGTCCATTACAGTAACTATACTTTTGCGCGAGCAGTTAGCATACAGATGACTAAAGCGCCGCAAATTAACTACGGTAACGGTTGGTATAACGCAAGTCGTGCAGCTACTTTGAAAGCTATGAACAGTTTAGAAATATGGAACAGTGGCACTCAAAAATACCAAATGTTGAATCTAGGAAAATACCAAGGTATATCAGTTAGTAAATTGAACAAGATTCTAAAAGGTAAAGGCTCATTAAGCGGTCAAGGTAAAGCCGTAGCAGCAGCATGTAAGAAGTATGATTTGAACGAAGTTTATCTAATGGCACATGCATTTTTAGAAAGTGGAAATGGTACTTCGTATTATGCTAGTGGACGAGCTGGTGTTTATAATTACTTTGGCATTGGTGCATATGATAACAATCCAGATAATGCGATACCATTTGCAAGACGCGAAGGTTGGACGACTCCGGCCAAAGGTATTATGGGCGGCGCTAGATTTGTGCGTCGTGGTTATATTGATCAAGGACAACAAACGTTATACAGAATGCGTTGGAATCCACAAAATCCAGGTAACCATCAATATGCGACTGATGTTCGTTGGGCACAAATACAAGCAAGTATGATTAAGAGTTACTATGATCGCATGGGATTGAAAGGCGAATATTTCTTACACGATAGATACAAAAAATAGGGCTATGCACTGTGAGTGTGTAGCCCTTAAATTATGATGAAAGAGGTGTTTTGATGGAATTGTACAAAGGTGGAAAAGTAGACGCTAAAATTAATGAACATGGCGTTAATTTAGGTAATATCAACATTAATTTGTATACAATGGATAACTCAACTTCGGTTATTGATATTTACTTAAAAAAGAAAAATCTGTTTAGCGAAGATACCAACTATATTCCTATCAATTTAAATCAAACAACATTTAAACCAATATTACATTTATTCACTCAAGACGGTTCTATATTTTCTAATGAACCGCTAGAGGTTATTAAAGCCGAAGATGGTCACGTTAGATATTTAGTATCTGATTACGTTACACGTCATGTAGGACAAGTTCAATGTAAGCTATTTTTAGTAGATAAAAACAACACAGATGATAGCTCACATGTAGCTGATTTCTTCTTTGCTATTAATGACAGTGGCTTAACACAAGCCGTTGGGAAAGAGATACATGTTGATTTATTAGACGGTATTGTTGAAAAGATAATGAAATCTAATATCGATATGTTTAAAGGCGAAAAAGGAGAAAAAGGCGAACCGGGCAAAGATGGTAAAGACGGTAAAAATGGTATTGATGGCGTTAATGGTATTGACGGTAAACAAGGACCAGCAGGGCCACCTGGTACAGATGGTGTTGACGGTAAATCATTTACTTATGAGGATTTCACACAAGAACAACTTGCTAAACTAATGCCTAAATTACCGGATTTCTCTAAATGGCAAAAATACAAATTAACTAATGATGATGGCACTTTAACACCTCAAAAAGATTTAGATATAAGCGCAATATATAAGTCCGGTAATTACTATTTCACTTCATGTATAAATGGTCCATTTGGTTACACTGGTATAGGTACAGTGATTGCGAATTTTTATTCTAACCTACCAGATAATCCAAATAGTAGCTATGGATCAATCATTTTTATAACTTCAACTAATGATGTATATACAAGATTCAGACAAGGAACAACATGGACGTTATGGCAAAAATTAAATGCTAATTTCAGTGACACTGGTTGGCAAAATTTAACTTTAGCAAATGGCGTAACTGCTTATAGTTCTTCTAGTTTACCGAAATATCGCTTTATTAATGATAGAGGAATGCTTGAATTATCAATCATGGGGGCAGTTAAGAATATAAAAGCTACAAAAACAGTTATCGCGACTTTACCTACTAACGTAGTATCACAACTAAATAGAGATGTACCTTTCCTTCAAAATAGCTCAGCTAAGAACAGTTTAGCTACAACAGCAAGATGGTTTATAAAGAAAGATGGCACTATAGCATTAGACTTTGTGAGTTTTCAGCCTTCAGATATGGCTGAAACTGACTGGTACCCAATCGATATTACTATCAGATTATAGGAGGTAAAAGATGGACGCTAAAACTGTATATTTATCAAACGGAAAACCGTTTTTAGTAATGAAAAATAATGAGAATGAATTCATTTATCCCGACGCAAAATATACCGAAATAGAACCACCTAAAGACTTATATTTCACTGAAGAATACCCACTAAGTTTTAACTTTGATACAAATGAGTGGCATGGTTTATCTGAATTGGAATATTTTGATTTGAAAGCAAGAGAAGAACAACCACAAACCCCTAACGAAACAGATGTGAAAGTATCTAAATTGCAATTACAGTTATCAATGGCAAGTATCGAAAATTCAAAACTTGCGAGTGAATTGCAAGTCAACAAAGAAAAGACAGATAAGCTAGAACAAAACGTCGCAGCATTGTTATTAAAAATGACTGAATTAGAAAAGGTGGCTAAAGTAAATGAATAGATTTAAATATCCAACGTACGAAGATGTTAAATACTTCTATGACAAAGGTTGCTACACTGACGAAGAAATTTTAATTTATTACGAATGCGAAGTTATTACAGCTGAAGAATTTACAAAGCTAACAGGAAAAAACGTAAACGAATTCGAACCAATCTATAACATTTAGTTGTAGGTTGGTTTTTTTAGGAGGTTACACATGATCAGTAACGTATTAAATCTAAACCAATCAAGTGACGGTAATCGTATCAAACAGGGCGACCTATCACATATGACATACATCTTAACTGACGCTAATAGTGACGATTTAAACCTTAACGAAAAACCTGCAAAAGTTTATTTAACTGATGGAACAGGTGTCAAATACATCTACGATACGACAGTTAAGCAATCAGACAATGCCTATGTGTGCGATGTAGTGATTAATCAAATTATACCGGCAGGCACGTATACATTAGAAATATGGGTCGATAATCGCTATGTATTCCCGTCTGATACTAAAACAAAAATACAAGTGACTGAAAGTGTCATTGGTCGTCAGATAGTTAATGTAGAAACGCATAATTTGTGGGATGACATTTTAGCATATGGCATAAAAAACGGCATGATTAAACAAGACAGTGGTTCTGACTTCGTTATAGGTAATCAACCACCTACTGATAAAAATAAAATTTGGATAGATACGGGAGTGACTAAATAATGGCAGGTATGACAAATGGCGTTTTAAAATTTTATGATGAGAAAACAGAAAATTGGGTAGTAGTTGAAACAGAGCCAATCGCAGAGAAAGTCGTAGAAATTATGCGTGATGATTGGTTATCACATAAAGGACAACTTGAATGTTGGTTGTTGAAATATACAACTGAAGATGATGAAAATGTACCCGAACCAATTTATGTAGCTTTATTTGTCGATAGTGAATCAGTTAAAAACTATGACCGAGATACATTAGAATATTTCTTTAAGGATTATATTAATAATTTATCAAACAAGAAAAATTTCAAACTCAACAATTTTATTAAGGAAATGGAAGATACAAAAGTGGTTTTACCACAACAATTTAATGTAGAAATCAATATGCACATTAACGACCCGGAAATGACAATGCTTTTAAAAGAACATAATAATATCACTGATAACTCGACTGTTACTGATGTGTTAATCAATAATACAGGTTCACTCACTGCAAGCTACATTTACAATGGTCATGCAATTCCAGAAAAACAATACACTCACAAAGCTAACCTTTAAGGTTGGCTTTTTATTTTACTCAAAAAGGAGATAATCAAATGACTGCAGATAAATTAAAACAATATATTGGATTATTTGGTGGTATGTTAGGGGCTTTATACCTTGCATTAAAAGCAAATGGTATCGAAGTTCCTTTTTTAATGCCAGATAAATTAGACGCATGGCAAAACTTCGCTACGTCAATAGTACCTTTTGTAATTGCGATATATGGCGTCTATAAAAACACATATGTTATTCACTCGCATTCAAAAGCGCAAGAAGAATACTTAAAAGAAAATAATTTAAAATAGGAGTGTTATCAATGGCTACAGAGAATTGGAAAGGTGTTAAAGTAAGATATCAATTACTAACAAAAGGAACGCGCCGATATGGCGAAACAATGGATGGTGGAAAACCACAATTCATCGTTGCACATGATACTGGTAATATTAATACAACTGCTCAATCGAATGTGACCTATTATGAAAACACTTATAATATACCTTGGAATAACGTAGCTAGTGCTCATATATTCGTTGACGATAAAGAATGTATCATTTGTATACCAACAACAGAGAAAGCTTGGCATGTACTCTATGACGCCCCTACAGATAACATTTGGTACAACAAAGACGCTAACGATGTAGCGATAGGTGTTGAAATATGTTATTTCAGTGATAGAGAACGTAGTAGAAAAGCGTTAGACAATGGTGCTAGAGTATTAGCATATCTTTCAGAGTATTGGCATATTGATTACAAAACTAGAATGCCAGGACATCAAGATATTCAAGCAGATAAACAAGATCCAGGCAATGCATTAGAGGCGTCGGGATATGGCAGAAATACATCAAATCTTGATAAGTTAGTCGCTAAATACTACAAACAAAATGTAAAGGTTAAAGCTACACCAGTGAAAGTAGAAAAAGGTGCGACATCATTTACACGTGATGAATTCGTAAAATGGTTAAAATCTACAGAAGGTAAGCAATACGATTATGACTTGTACGCAGCTTTTCAATGTGTCGATTATGCAAACGTAGGTTGGGACAAATTATTTGGTCATGGTCTTAAAGGTAATGGAGCGAAAGATATTCCTTTTAATGCTTATAATAAAGATAAGTTTAAAAATGAGGCTACAGTATATAAAAACACACCTAGCTTTTTAGCTAAACCAGGCGATTTAGTCGTTTGGGGAGAACAAATGGGCGATGGTTGGGGTCATGTAGCTTGGGTCGTTGAGGCTACACTTGACTACATCGTTGTACTTGAGCAAAACTGGCTCGGTGGTGGTTGGACAAGTGGACCAATCAATAATGGAACTGGTTGGGAAACGGTCACACGTCGTAAACACAAATACGACACACAAATGTGGTTTATACGTCCTAAATTTAGTAACAAGAAAGCAGAATCTAAATTACTCAAGAAATCAAAAGAGAAAAAGAAAGAAAAGCAGATCACATGGAATTGGAAGGGCAGATTTACAACTAATACAACAATCAAAGTAAGACGTAGTCCAAGCTTGAAAGGTTCTGTAGTTCCAAGTTCTGATTGGTTATTATCAAATCAATGGGTAGACTTTGTCAGCATTACTAAAAAAGATGGCTATTGGTGGGCGAAATTCAAATATCCTACTAATCCATCATCAGGTTATTTCTACTGTGCATTATGTAAGATAACAGATAAGCAAGAAAGAATTAAAAAAGAGAAGTATTGGGGTTCCATTAAGTGGAAATAATGTGTTATATTATATATGGATTTCAATCCAGTTTAGTTATAAGATGTTTTAGATAGTTACTTTTTCTCTATTCAGAGGTAGTCGTGGGGACTACCTCTTTTTTTGTGTAAAAAATAGTAATGTGGTTTCGTTAAGTGGAAATAATATGTTATGCTATTTATGGATTTCAATCCAGTTTAGTTATAAGATATTTTATATTCATATTTTTTCTCTTTTTAGGGCAGCCCTTTCGGCTGTCCTATTTTTTTGTTAAAATGTAAATGGGTATCAACAAGTCCTTTGGATTTCGCTTGGGAGACACTTACAAGGGGTAGTCCTAGTGACTGCCCTGTTTTTTTGTGTTATGATGTACATTACATGCTATAAAATTATCAATGCTGTTTTAAATTCATGAATTGTTATGTTCCTAATAACCACCTATGCATGTCACTGGGTGGTATTATTATGTTACAATATGAGAACATGCATCAAAATTATGAAACGACAGAAATTTCAAAAACTGAAAAATCCATCTAACCGTCTATGCATGCCACTGGACGGTTTTTTTATTTGACTTTATATAAAACAATGTGTATTATTATAGTTCGAAAGAGATGTGTATGTTTGCTGACAATTAATGTATAACTTGATACGTTATTATCAGTTTTTGTAGGGCGGTCTTAAAGATCGTCCTCTTTTATTTTAATAAACTTTTTAATTAGAGAGACTAAGAATAATCATTACATAGTATTATCCATTACACATGATATTGGTGTGTTATTTTCTAGTAGATTTTTAGTAATTTACTAGCTTTGTGACTGACATGAATGTCACTCGCAAATATGGTATAATAAAATAGAAATTGCGGTACATATCTGCGGAGTGTACTTGAGGTTACTTTTACGACGGTTACCTTATTTTTTATACATTTATGTTGTATTCCTTTAACCTAAGTGGTAAAATCCATAAGAACTACAACTTAGACGGTGAGAAAATGGAGTATATGTATAAGTATTTCTATAAATACCCACAAAAATACAAAAATGAGTACGATAAAAGAATAACTGCACCTAGTGTTGAATTATTAGATTTTACAATTAATCCCTATAATACAACTGAAAAAGCTATACTAGTACGCATGTAAAGTGTTATAATGAATATATGAAATGGTTGTTCATGAAACGACTCAGTCACTGGTACAGACTGATTAAAGTACCTGCATCACATTAACTGAGAATTCATATGTCGTCGCTGACGAGTGACAAGCACTGTGTCCCAAAATGGGGTAGGTTAGTGTGATGTATCATACTTTCGGTAATCAATCCGACATAGTGTAACAAGTCGTTGAAACATTTACGGCAATATTCTTAGATATTTTATCTAACAAACCATGTATAACCTAGGTTAGGTAACCGTATCTTAACTGGTACGGTTATTTTTATGCTATAATTTACTTGAGACAAAGCTTGACTGTAAATACCATTATCCTTATAATAATTTTTAGTGCACACGTAAACCTGTGTATTCCGTGCTCAATTTTTAGAAGCATAAAGGCGTTTTACCGTCCTCGGGTACATAGTAGTGTGCATTCTTTTTATGCTATAATATACCTAACGATAACGTCTTATCGATACTATATTCTACTAGCCACGTTCATAAGAGCGTGGCTTTTTATTCGTAAAAATGTTAGCGTTATTATTGGAACTATTTAGTTCCACCTTCCAAAAATAGATCTTTCTAATATTTTGTCCGCGTTCTTTATTGAGCGCGGATTTTTTTTAGGGACTCGGGTCCCTAAAAAGTCCCTAAAAATTGGTTTTATATGGTGTGTTATTAATAGACAAAATAAAAAGAACCCCGTCGTTATGGGATTCTTAATTTTAAAAAGTGTTTAATTTTTGGTTATTAGCGTCCTGGGAGGGATTCGAACCCCCGACCGATGGCTTAGAAGGCCATTGCTCTATCCAGCTGAGCTACCAGGACATTTTTTAACACAAGAATTATTATAGCTAAATAATCAGTAATTAGCAATAGCTATGTTATAAAAAATGTTTATATTTTTCACTATAGTAGTGTTATTAAACATAAAATCAACTTAATGATCAATAAGTTAAAGGGACAAGGACTATTAAATTGAATGCAATTCAGTTTAGTGTGCCTAACTGTTCAATTTTGTAAGCGATTTTACAGTTTTGAGTTCTAATTGTCTAATTAAGAACAAATCTCCAAATAATTGCGTACAAGTTATATAGTATAGATAACAAAACGATAGATAAACAACACGATATCAATGACAACAGTTTTTGAAAGTAACTTTTGAACAATAAATATTAAGGAGTGTTTATCGTGGAAGGTTTAATCAAAGCAATTAAAGATACTGTTGAAGCTGGCGTTAATAACGACGGCGCAAAATTAGGAACAAGCATCGTAGGCATTGTAGAAAACGGTGTAGGTGAGTTAAGTAAACTATTCGGATTTTAATTATAAAAATATCTAAATAAAGGGAGTTTTGAATTATGACAAAATTAGCAGAAGCAATCGCAAACACAGTACAAGCGGCACAAGGACATGACGGCGCAAAATTAGGAACAAGCATTGTAAGCATCGTAGAAAACGGTGTAAGTGTATTAGGTAAATTATTCGGATTCTAAGTCGAAACTAAAAAATCATAAACAATAAAGGAGATTATATATTATGACAAAATTAGCAGAAGCAATCGCAAACACAGTGAAAGC